CCTGCCTGATGATGACTCCCAGGAGGATGACGAATGAGTGCTGTTGCTGAAAAGCCAACTTACTTCCGCGGCGCGGTTTCGCATGGCGCTCCCAGTGTCCTGCGGGAAGAGGGAATCTTCGGAGCAGGAATGATCCGGGGAGTTTCCGTTATCACTCGTGGCGAAGCTCTCGGGCATGACCTGTGGGTCGATGCTGATTTCCTGTCGGATGTTGCCGGCGCAATGAACACTGCCGTGCTTGCCTCTCCGGGGAACGGTGGGGTCAAAGCTCGCTTCACTCATCCGGGTTTGTCGAGCGACGGGGTCGGTCAGAAGCTCGGTCGATTCCGCGATGCCCGCGTGGAAAAGGAACAGGTCGTCGCGGACCTGCACTTCCAGCAGGCGGCTACGATGACTCCGGATGGAGATCTGGCGAACTACGTGATGACTCTGGCTGAAGAAACGCCAGAAGACTTCGGTCTGTCCATTGTGTTTGAACACAACGTGGAAGCCGCAGAACTTCATCGGCTGGAGCATGCTGCCGGCGGGCGATACATATCACCGGATGAGGACAATAAAAACAACTACCCCCACGCCCACCTCGGCCAATTACGGGCGGGTGATGTCGTGGACTCTCCAGCTGCCAACCCGGAAGGGTTGTTCCATCGAGGGCAGGAAGCAGCGAGAGAAGGGGAAGCCCTCCTGGAGTATGCATTGGGTCTTTCCGACGCCAGACCCAGCCTGTCTCGTCTCAGCGTTGACCCGGATCGCGCTGCGATCTTTGTCACGCGATTTTTAGAGCGTCATGGTTTGGAAATTCAACCTGTAAAGGGGGACGAAATGTCTTCTGAGAATGAAGCTCCAACAGTAGGCGAAAACGTCCCTAGCCGGGAAGAGTTCGCCGCTGAGTTGGGTCGGTACGTGGGACGGTTTGGCGCTGAATGTGGATCGAAGTGGTTCAGCGAAGGGGTGTCTTATCCGGATGCCTTGGAACTGCACTTCGAAAATCTTCAGAAGGAGATCGAACGCCTGAATCAGCAGGTTGCTGGCCTCAAAGAGGTTGTGCAGTCGCTGGATCGAGGTGACGACGAAGGTGCCGACTTCGTGGAGGACGATGAACAGCCTCCGCAGGAACGCACTCTGCGAAACCGAATTCGAATTCAGGGTCGACCGATCAACAACTGATCGAAGTCTGCCTTCACACACACATCCTTTTCAAGGAGTTTGAACAGTGGCGAATGACCTTTATGCCGTGTCTGACTTCATCAGTGATGCTCTTGACGTAGACAAGACCATGACGAGTGAAGTCCTGAACGGATCGCCGTTGGTGGCACGCCTGCCAATCAGCGACACGTCAGACGGCTCAGAGACGCATAAGTATAATAAATTTACTGGTGCGCCAACCGTTGGATTCCGTGCGGAGAATGCTGGACGCGACTACGACCACTCGGTCGACACCGTCGTGACTGCGACCTGTACGATTCTTGACTTCTCGTACCGCGTTGACTTTGCCACTGCGAACGCATGGCGACAGGGACCGGAAGATCTGATTGCACGCGAAGGTGTTCGGCACCTGGCGGCAGCGCTGTTCAAAGTGGAACAGCAAGTCATCTATGGTGTCACGTCTCCTGGGGACGCATCCGGGTTTGCCGGGTTCCTGGGGAATACGGATTACGACGCTCTGGCTGATGACATGGTGATCAATGCTGCCGGGACAACTGCCTCTGTGCAGTCGTCGCTATGGGCATTCAAGACCGGGTTTAACGACGTTCGTCTGGTGACTCCGTTCACGCGGGGCATCACGCTGGGTGACACCATCGTGACCGAAGCGAACGACTCTAACCATCCCGTGTATTACACACCTGCGTCCATGTACATTGGGCTTCAGATGGGTGGTAAGTACAGTGCCGGTCGCATCGCGAACCTGAACAACGCGACCGACAGCAAGCCGCTGACCGACGACTTGATCTCAAGCCTGCTGTCCGAGTTCCCTGCCGGTATGGGACCAGACTTCATGGTCTGCAACCGTACTTCGTTGAAGGACCTGCAGCAGTCGCGCACTTCGACGAACACGACAGGTGCTCCTGCTCCATTCCCGACGACTGCGTTCAACGTGCCGATCTTCACGACCGACGCGATTGTGCAGACTGAAGCTGTCGAAGTGTAATCCATGCCGACTCCACTTGAGAACGCTGTCATTGCAAATCTGAATGCCGTGAGGAAGGTGCATGGAGCATCTGTCACCTACTCACGGGATTCAACTTCACTGACAGTGTCTCAGGCAGTTCAGGGGTCGACGGGGAAGACGACGATTGATGTCGGTGGGACAGAACAAGTAGTGGAGGTGGCAGATTTCATTATCAAGGTCTCTGACCTTGGTGATCTGGCACCTCCACAAAACGGTGATCTCATCGTTCGAGTGATTGGAGACGATTCCTACACATGGACTGTCGAACCACTGAGTGCCGGTGAGACTGCCTGGGACTGGTCTGATACTGCTCGAACGACATACCGGATCCGGACTCGCAAGGATGGAGCAGACGCTTACGAAGTGTCTGAGACATCCGGGTTCGATCTGGCGGGAGATGAGTTGAAGCATGCCTAAGGGTGCGGAGACATTTCAGATCAAAGGTGTCAATGAGACGATTGCAAACCTGCATCGGATCAATGGAGCCTGCGCACGTCCTGCGGTTTCAGCGGGAATGCGGAAAGGTCTGGCGGTCATCCGTAAAGCGATCAAAAAACAGTGTAAGCATCCCAGCGTGGCTGCCACCGTGGCATCGCGGTTCACTCGAGGCCGGAAACGAAATACTCACATCTACGCCAAGGTGGGACTGGGAGTCGGTAAACGACGACCCGGTCGTTTCAACCGCAGTGGCGGGGAAGGAATGTCAAACTTCAATATCCACTGGTATGGGATTGGCATGACCAAGACCATGAACCGATTGCAATATACGACTGGCCGCTACACCGGTCGGATGTGGACAAACAAAACGCGACCGGAACCGGTCAAGGCTGGATACGCAGTATCCCGTGGGAACGCGGTCGGGTTGATGGTGAATCACATGAAGAGAGTCTTTGTCCAGAAGATGGCGGCAAGGATCAAAGTTCGGACCAGAAGGTGAAGATCGACTGGGACAAAGAGTCTGGCAAATGGAACATTCGAGAGATCGAAACCGACAACCTGATCTGCCGTGTTTCCAGTGTCCGACTACTGGCTCCCTCTGAGCTTGTTAGCACTGACGGCATGCGTCACGGCTATTTGGTTACGGCAGGCAAACTGTCTGTCTCTGATAATGTTGCAATAATTTTGAAAGGGTAATCAAATGGCTAAAGTGCCTTCAAAAGGGACAGTCCTGCAGCAGGAACTGTCAATGGTCTTCACAGCCGTGGCTCAGCTGTCTGAGCTGAGTTATTCAGGCGGAGAATCAGAAACATTTGACTGCACAACCCTTGATTCCGGAGTCGGCAAAGAACTCGGGCAAACGGGATACGCAGAAGGCGGAGAGGTTTCACTCTCCGGATTCTACGATCCAGCGCTGGCAGGACATCAAGCCATCAGTGACCTGGTCAGCACGCCTGCCGATCAGAACTGGAAAATCATCTTTGCGGACTCGGCGACCGCCGAGATGCCGTTCACGTCTGCCGGCGTTTCATGGGAAGTGACAGCCGCGATGTCTGACGGGTTGAAGTTCTCTTCATCCCTGAAGGTTGACGGTCTGCCGACTTACCCAACATGATGGATGATTGACGATGAAGTGTAAGTTATTGGAAACCATGGAGGCCGGTCCTTCTGCACCAGATGACATCTGCTTTGAAGAAGATGGTCGCCGTCTGATTAAAGCCGGCACGATTATTGAGCACAAAGATGCATACAAACTCGCTCATGGAGGGCATGCAGAACCGGCTGACAAGGAATGCGAAGACCGCGTTACTGCCATGAACCAGACGCAGCGTGGAGCGCTGAAGAAGGTTCACGACCGGATTATGGAAGAGCAGCGAGAGTTTCAGGATGAACTCGAAGCAGAGATAGAAGATGACGAAGACAATGATGAGTGACATCATTCTTGTGAATAGCCTGCCAGCGAATTCACCTGAAAGCCTGTCCAGTGACACTGACACGAGATCAATTTCTGAAGCCAGTCGAAATCCCTCGGGAAGAAGTGCAGATTCCCGAACTGGGAGGATCGGTTTGGGTGAAAGGGATGTCGGCTGCCGACCGCTCGAAGTTCGAGAAGGATTTCCAAACCGCGAGCGGCAAGACGAATAAGCGTAAAGCCGCTGAAGTGCGGGAGCGTTTGCTCGTCGCCTGCGTTTGTGACGAGAATGGTACGCGAATGCTCACCACTCAGGACATCGATGCCCTCGGGAGGCAGTCGATTCAGATCGTCGAGCGAATTGTGGAGGTCGCACAGAGGCTGTGCGGCATGAGCAATGAAGACGTTGAACTGATGGCGGGAAACTCCGAAGAGACAGAAGGGGGCAGCTAGCAAACGAACTTGCGCGACAGGTTGGCTCCCTGTTCCCCAGCGACCTGCTCGAGGGGATGACCCATGACGAGTTTTGCGAGCTTGAGGCATATGACCGGGTCATGCCTCTCGATCACACTCCGCGGATGCTGGGTCTCCTCGCGTACATGGTCGGTAAGTACCTTGAGTTTGATCCTGGAGAAGCCGATCTTCGAAGGATCTGCATGCCGTGGCTTCCGGAATTGAAAGAAACCAGTGAGGGGGCAATCGCCTCGATGTCTCCGATCTCGACCCCAGTGAAGACGAACGAATGAGTGTCGCCGGAAACCTTGTCATCAACCTGATGGGTAATACCCAGCATCTGTCGAAGCAACTCGTCAGGGGTAAGGGGATGGTACGGTCGTTCGGGACATCCAGTTCCGGGATCCTCACTCGCTTCGGATCTCGAGCGACGATGGTTTTCGGTGCTGTGGGGACTGCCGCCAAGAAGATGGCAGGCACCCTGCAAAGCACTGCCACGATTCTCGGTCAGGCACTGGTTGTCGGAGCTGGGATGTCGATTGCCAAGACGATTGAGTACAACGATACCTTGAGAGCGGCTGGCGCGAGAGCGAGGACGACCGCGAGAGGGTTGAAAGTTCTGGATGAGCGTGCGCGCGAACTGGGGCGCACAACCTCCTTCACGGCAACGGAAGTTGCTAGGCTGATGATGATCCTCGGCCAGAGCGGCTTCAAGGTCGGTGAGATTACGACGATCACCGAAGACGTGATGAACCTGTCTCGCGCGACAGGTGCAGAGGTTGAACTGGCAGCAAAATTGCTCGGCAACACGATGGGTATCTTCAAGATGGAGACAACTGATGCCGGCAGGATCGCGAGTGTCTTCACCGGGACCGTCAACCGGACCCGAACGAACATCGAGAACCTGGCAGAAGGCTGGAAGTTTGCGGCAAAGGAAGCCCACAACTTCGGCATGGACATGGAGGAAACCGCAGCGATTATGGGAACCCTGGCTCAAATGGGTCTGGAGGGTTCCATCGCGGGAACTGCTGTCCGGCGGATCGCGACACTTTCTGCTGTCGAAGCGGAAGCGATTGAGAAGGACTTTGGGATTGCCTTCAAGAAGGCTGGTGGCGAGATGAAATCGCTGCTGGACATCATGGATGAGATTTCCAAAGCGACTGATGAGCTTGCCTCCCCTGAGAAGATGACGAAGTTCTACGAAGCCTTCGGACTGCGAGGGGTGACGGCAGCCTCCGGACTGGCTGACGAATCAGTTGGCACCAAGCAACTGCTGGCGGAACTCCGTGCTGTGGGGGATGAGGCAGCAATAACAGCGAAGAAGATGGATGCCGGCATTGGTGGAGCATGGCGACGACTGAAGTCAGCCATTGAGGGAGTCGCGCTGACCATCGGGGATGTGATGTCACCCGGTGTCATCCTCGCGATGGATAAGATGAAGAACGCGATGAACAGCTTTACCGACTGGATGAAAGACAACTGGAAGTCGGTGACGGAGAAGATGGGTGAAGTGCTGGTCACCTTCATGGCGTATATCAAGACGATTTTCGGTGACATCGATACCAGCATCCAGATACTCTCAGGTCGAATGGAGCAGGTGAAATTACTGCTTGTCAAATCAGCACTTGGTCCTGTTGCTGGCGCAGCCTTGCAGAAAGATTACGACCGACTGAATGCCTCGAACGAGCGGCTGGAGGCGCAGATGCGGAAGAATGCCAAGGCGCTGGCGGCTGCTTACATTGCTGAACTTCGAGAGATGATCGATTCAATGAACAAGGTTCCGGAAGGACCGCTGCAGGAAGGTGGAGGTCCGAAGGTCGAAGATCCGCATGCCGGCATGTACTGGGACGAAAAGAGAGGCATGTGGTGGCCTAATCGTTACAAGCGTCGAGAAGCAACCGGGGATCACAGCACAGGGATCGCCGGCGCTCAGATGCGAGGGTCTTCAGAAGCACTGTTGACGATCTTGAATGCCGGCGGCGCTCGAACTGATGAAATGCAACTGGCAATTCAGAAGAAGCAGCTGAATGAGGAGAAGGCTCAGGCAGAATGGATGAAGAAAATCGCTAACAAACCTTCCGTTGAAATCAATGTCGTAGATGCGCCATGACAACCAGGACATTGGTATGCGTGCCGGCAAAACAGGTCTATCAGCAGTCCTATGTGGATGCAGATATTTATCAGCCTGTTGCGGTGGCAAGTGCCGTGTACCAGTCAGATGCGGTGACAAGTGCTGTATACCAGTCAGATGCGGTGACAAGTGCTGTATACCAGTCAGATGCGGTCGCTAGTCAGGTAGGGTGTTGAAATGAGTTTTGAAGGAACAATTCAGGAAGACTCAACTTTTAGCGTTATGATGCGGATAGAGGCAGATGGGTCAAACGCTGTCCAGGCTGACATTAGCTCAATCACCTGGGCGATCTACGATGCCGATGAAACAGACGCGACTGCAACCGGGACGCTGACTGTGTCAAATGTGATCTTTGACACGTTGCAAACAGATGGCCGCTGGAGCAAAGACGATACTGGATATAACTTCCGACACGACGTTGCAGCCACAGTGCTGACAGATCCCGGCACGTACCAGATTGAATACAAAGTGACGTTTACCGGTGGCGATGTGAGCTACTTGGAGCCAGTGAGGTTCGCTGTACTGGGGGTTAAAACAGTATAAACGGGCTGAAAAAGACAGCAAGAATGAACAATAATGAATCCAGACGCAAATGCAGCCGAATGGGTAGATGTCGTAATCCGGCTGGTGACTGCTGGTGGCTTTGGTGCTCTAGTTTGGTATCTTGTCGTGAAGCATATACCGAACATTGAAGCGAGGCACAAAAAGGAGCGAGATGAGTGGCGAGCGTTTATCGGTGGGAGGGACGAAGCGTTGAAGGAAGTGATCGACGAGTTCACGAGTGAAGTTAAACAGTCTCGCCAGGAATTGGCTGAGCTAAAAGTGGAAGTCCGTGGCTATAACCGAACAGGATAAGCATAAATCTTTTGAGGTTGGGGCATTTGCTCGACTGGCAAACATCATGGCACTGGCTGTGGTTGTTCTAATGCTTGCACTGGCTTTGATTGGGGGTTATGCGACTTCCCAGTTACAAACGACTCCGGCAGACGTCTTGGCGAAGGTGACAGAAATTGAAGGTCAATTTGCCGACCTGTTAGAGGAGTTGACGCATACCACGGGTGAGTCTCAGATCATGGCAGATGCTCTCCAAGAGTCAGGTGCCGCAGTCGCAGCGCTGGACCCAGATGGGATTATTCAAATGTGGTCTGCTGGCGCAGAAAAGCTGTTTGGTGTCCCGGAGTCAGATGCTCTGGGACTTGGGTCTGGCTTCCTGATTCCTAACGGCATGCGAGCGAAGTATCATCTTTCATTCGAGAAGAAGATGAAAGACGTCGACTCGTCAAGCTATCACCGGTTTGAAGGTGTCGCCCTCCACTCTGACGGGAGTGAGATTCCAATAGTTATTGAGGTTTGGCCTGTGCCAGGCCAAACCAGCGTGGCGATTTTCACGCCGCGGGAGATGCTCCGAAGCACAGGGGGCGAGTAAAGTGACAGTCATCTATCGTGGAGAAGATCATTCAGCGCGGAAAGGCCGAAACGAACTCGGTCAACGAAAGTACACACGCGTCTTTAAGATGGAGACGACCGACAAGCTGGAAGATGTCTTCGATGTCGGGTCACATGCCAGCCTGCCGCTAATTGGTGACACCTACCCGCGTGATGCGGATGCCTACTGCACCTCTCTGGATGTTCAGTGCGTTGCCGGATGGAAGCAGTGGGCAGTGACTGCCGAATACAAGGTGACTTCGGACGCTCCTTCAAATCAGCATACGCCGATAGAGGACCCATTCCAGCTGTCGTGGTCTTCCGAGATTTACCAGGAGCCAGTGTTTCGCGATGTGGACGAAAAAGGAGTGATGAATTCTGCTGGCGACTACTTTGTAGACCCGGCTCCACAAAAGTCTGCAGTCCAGCTGATCGCCAAAATTAAGCAGAACTATGCTAGTATTCCAAGCACGATCTTGTCGTTGCAAAACACGGTTAACGCAAACTCGATCTCGATTGGTGGACTATCTATTGACGCCCAGCTGGCAAAGATGACTCGAGTGGAGGTTTCGGAGCGTAAAACGCGAGGAAACTTCCACTATTACACAGTCAGTTTTGAGATTCACATCAAGAAAGAAGGATGGAGGCCACAGATTCTGGATGCCGGTCTGCGAGAGATTGACCCGGTGGATGACACTAAGAGAATCCACATTAAGGATGACGACTTAGCCGAGATCACATCCCCTGTTCCGCTGGATGGTGAAGGGAAAAGGCTTGCCAATCCGACTCCCGACACAGCGGTCTTCAAAAAGTTTCAGATTTACGAAGAAGCTGACCTGAGC